GCACCGCAATCGTTCCGTGACTTCGAGCAGGGTGGATTCAGGCAACCTCAGACAGCGCAGCCTACACAGTCTGTAGGTGTCCAGCATCCAGATGCACAGCCCAGTATGGGGTTGTTAGAAACATTTATTACTCAACATCCTCTTGGTCGTGGGGCATTAGGCGCACTTGACGTTCATGCACGGACAATAGAGGAAATTGCTGGTGGCGCAAGGTACCTCGGCAGGATTCTTCCAGATGAATTGCCCGGTGGTTATGAGCCGGTTTTGGCGACCCAACGTCAGACAGAATTTGATCGTGTGTTTGATGACGCTCGTTCACGGGGACTCAGGCTTATGGACGCTTTCCGTGAGGCACGCGAGACTGTTGGATTCGAGCAGCAACATATTCCAATAGGTACTGAGGAAACAGGTAGGCACGGGGTATCAGGATTCCTTGCTGCTCTTGGGAATCAAATACGTGGCGATCTCGGACAGACAAACGTGGATCGCAACCCGCTGTTTGAGGTTGGAACCACAGACCTTGCCATTGAAACACTAGCAGACCCACTGTTTTGGGCACCGGGACTTGGTGAGGCTGGCCCAATTCTCAAAGGTACGCGTGCTGCTGTAAGCGGAACAAAGGCTGGTGCTGGTGCAGCCTTGCGACAGGCAGGGCAATCAGCAGAACAAGCAGCAGAAGCAATGGGTCGCACTGGCGTAGGCAACGTGCTTGATCCTGTACCGCCGCAAACGGTTGCAGGGCGCGTGGAAGACGTTGGCGCAGCCAAGCCTAAACTTATAGCGTTCAATAAAGAACTTACAAAGCGGCTGGAAACAGAGCCTCTCCAGAAGTTTGACGATCAGTTCCCTCGCGCTAGAGAAGACAGGGTGTCTACGAAACTAGGACGCGAACTTACTCCTGAAGTTTCGACAGCACAAACAGGGGAGCCATTTGATGCTGTATTATTCCGCGGTTTTGGACGCGAGGACGCTGGGAGTGTCTTCAACGACCTAAACATCGAAGGGAATGTTCTCGGAGAGGGAACTTATACCACTCCTAGCGCAATCCATGCAGCAAACTTTGGTGACGAAATTGAAGAACTGCGGGTTGTTCTTCAGAATCCTCTTGTTATCAGAACTGATACTGAGTGGAGACAATTAACCAGGGATGCCGGTCTAAGGTTCCCTAAAGGGTTTGAAGAGGGGCGCGCTGCACAAATCCGTACCCATATTGAGGCTCTTGGGCACGATGGGGTAATCGTTCAAACAGGTGATGACCTAATAAACGATGTGTTTGGTACTTCAGACACCGTACTTGACTTCAGCGGCGTTCGCCCAGATGTAACCGCTGCTGCTAGGCAGGCTGACGTTGCTCCAGTGACTAAAGCTCCCCGAGTAACACTTAATAACGTCAATAAAGAATTAGCAGCCCGTGGTCACAATGCTGAGTTGGTAAAGGGCGAGGGCTACTTCTATTTCGTAGGCGAAGATGCCTCTGGCTGGTACTCATCCAGCGTACCTGTCCCGCGGCTAACTGATGATCTTCATCTCGATACTCCTGCCACAGTTGATAATTGGGTCAAAGAGTACGAGCGAATGGCAGTTGATCCACGCGTTAATCCTGACGCTGCTATCGAAGCGAACCGAGCCAGATACGCTCCAGATGTAACACCAGAGCAGCAGGCGATCATAGATGACGTGGGTACTGGCGCGCGGCCTGCTGATGATGTGGCTGCTATTCGTACAGGCGGTCGTGGTGGTGCAGCACCTCCAGACGTTCAAGTAGCCCCGTTGCCAGAAGGCACAGTTCCAGACCTGACGGATTTTGGAGAACTTTACGACTTGACGTTCCGTGAAGGTACGTTTGGTTTCAAGATTCCTATTATTGGCAAGAACATTACCCTGCCCAAATTTACTCCTCGCAAGGTCGGTGAGTTCCTTCGATTAGGAAAGGCTGACCCTTCACTTAAGGCTCAACGAATTGGGCAGCGACTCGGCCATATTTTGAATCCGTTGAAAGACGAGGGGCGAAACTTAGTTGAACGAGCAATGTCTTATGTAAACGAGTTAGGGACACGAGAAGGACTGTTTGGGAAACTTGACGAGTTTGGGCGGTTTACAGATGACACTGCTGGTGTCCTGAAAGGGAAGACACTGAACGATGCAGAACTCCCTGCGATTTTGCGTCAGTTGAACCCTGAACAGCGAGAGTATGTTGACCGTCTTCGTCAACTCAGTAACGCAGCGCGTGAACTAAGAGTTCGCGCGGGGGCTGATGTTGGAAAAATTAGCGAAACAGAAAACCTGTTGTTCTTCAGCCGTGGCATTGCTGCAAAGTACAACGAGGCTGGCGACATAATAGCCATTCGTGAGATACCAGATGCTGGTACTACCAGGCGCAATATTGGTGGCACGGCAAGCAAAGCCCGTGACATAGAAACAATGAAAGAGGTAACGGAGGGCGGTTATACCGTTGTTCCGTATGACCAGCGGGTTCGTGACCAACTACGTGCTGCCTATAATGCAAATGCAGAAGATGCACTTGTGAAGTATGTAAAGGAAAACTTCGAGACAGTTCCAGCAGGGTCTACATTTGAAGATGCAACAAAACTTCCCTTCCAGAATCACAACATTCTTATTCGTGGCAGAGAAGGTCAACAGATAGCATCTGACCTAAAAGAAGCATTGGCGAACCAAGCCAAGACTGAAGTAGGCTGGGTGACTTCTCGTGTAGCCAAGACAAACAGTGTGAGCAGGTACTTCTCCCTGGCTGGTGACGCATCTATCGCAACTATTCAGTTGATAATTGCCGCATTTGGTCACAAGAAGGCTTACCTTAAGGCACTTGCTGCTTTTGCAGACGGACTTGCAAAAGGAATAGTCAGCCCAGAGTTAGCCACTAAATCTAATGCTGCACGTATTCAGCGTTCGCGCGAGTTGGCAAATCGTCACAGCACGTTGAAGTTGGGTGGCGGTGAATTTACTGAGGCTTTCAACCCTGAAGGTGTGCTAGGTGCAACTGATTTATGGAATGAAGCACTCTCAGTTAGAGGCGCAGCGCAACGAGCCAAAGCATTCCCAAGACGCTTACTTGAACCGTTCCGCATTGCAACAGAAGCAGCGTTTGACGAGGCTGGATTAAGCATGGCAGAAGGGCTGGAAAGCCTTGCTAAAAATGCAGACGGAACTTTTGATACTGCGGCTTTGAAAGATATAGATGATTACATCAACAATACACGAGGGCTAATGTCTTCATCTCGTATCGGTGTAAACCAAGCAACCAGAACAAGAGAATCTGCCATATTGCTTGCATCGCAGTACCGTCGAGCCACGGCTGCTTTCTATTCATCAATGTTGCAGGGCGGGATCAAGGGCGACTTGGCACGTAAGTCAATGTTCAAAATGATTACTGGCATGATGATGCTTGGCGCAGGGATTACTATTCTTAAGGGGGTTGAAGATGGTGACTCTCCGCAAAAGATAAGGCAAGGAGTTAAGGAACGACTAAACCCCCTTCACCCTCGATACTTGTTGTGGGAAGTTGCAGGGCAGCTTGTTGGGCCTGGGTCAAAGATATTGTCTGACATGCGTTTGCTTGCAAAGGCGGCGAACGATCCTGAAGGGTTCATGGAAACTAAGGAGTTTGGCAGTAATAACTTCGTAAACTGGATTCGTGGTCAATTAGCGTTTGCTCCAGGTCTTCCAATAAACTTACTGCTTGGCAAGGATGCCGGTGGTAATCCAATGGGTGAAGGCTGGGGCTTGGTGGCAAATATCATTACCGGGAACTTCATTCCGCTGACTGCTAATGCAGCATTCTTTAGTGGTGGGCCAAATGACACATTGCAAGGCAAGGCTGCTCGGGGTATGTCTGATTTCATCGGTTGGCGGAGTTTTCCCGCTGGCGCATTTGACTACTTGAATAACGCTTCTGATCTGACATGGGGCATGAAGTATCAAGATACTGAGCCTTACCAGAAAAGGGAAACTCGCAGGAGTCAAGCTGCGATGCTTGATCCAATCACCGAAGAACGTGCAGCAGGCGGGGATAAAGTTTCAACGTACTACTCAGAAGCTAAGAAAATTGATGACACCAGGCTGCGTCAGGAAAAGAACATTATCGACGGTCTTGCTGGTAGAGGGCCACTTGCTGGAATAGTTACCAATAAGAGGTTCCCAAAGGCTCCACGGCGTAACGCATTGGACTTGTACTACGAAGCGCAGTCAAACGCTCGTAACCAGAAAGTCGGACTAGCAGCAGGCGCAGGCATGGATTTTGACGAGAATAAAGAAGAAGAAACAGATGCCAATATTGACGCATTAGAGGCGTATAACCTTACTTTTGACAACGCTATTGTTGGTGATTTCTTCATGCCTGATGTGTGGAATAAGCTTGTAACCAAGTTGCTTGTAAGCCTTCCTAAAGAGCAGAAAGAATACGTGATGCGTAACACGAACCAAGGAGTTCACGCACCCGGCATTATGGAACTACTTAAAGGTTCAACTACTGCTAAACGCATTCTTCAATCTCAGAAAGCGAGAGAGGCACACTCTACTCCTGCAACTATGGCTCCTGCTGCCGAACAACCTTTAATGCCGCCAGGCGTAGTGCCTGATAACGGAACCCTACCAATAGGACCAACTGAGCCTATCTTTGGGCGTGGACTTGGCGGTCAGTAGTAATTGCAACCTAAGATAGAAAACGGTACTATTGCTTTTACAACTGAATAAGGTTTCAGGGGGAGCCTGTATAGGCTTTACATATTTTTACGAGGACTTTTATGGTCACACCAAACACGGTTGAGACTTCCTCTGAGAATGAATCCTCCCCGGCAATCGACGATTCCCTCCCTATAGGCGACGAACCTGTTGTTCCAGATAATTGGGACGAAGTGAAAGATGAAGTAACGGAAGAAGCAGGAACGGACGCAGTAGCGACGGAAGAAGTTGAGAGTTCTGGCGACGAAGCAATCTCCGACGATAGTACACCCGTAACCCAAGAAACCTCAGAGACAACCGAAGTAGAAGTATCGGCTGACACTGGGGAACTACCCGAACAAACCGCTGAATCTGGGAGAATGAGAACCCAGGAAGAGTGGTCGAAGCGGGAGTCAACCATCAGGCAGCGTGATGCTGAAAGAGAATCTGAAGTGCAAGGCTTGCGAGAGCAAGTGGCGCAACTTCAAACGACTTACGCAGATCAGGTACTGGATGCGGAAGTTCGTGGCTATGCACAATCACTGGAAACCCAGTTGGTTTCAGAAGGCTACGATGATGCGGCAGCTAAAAGGCTAGCGACACAGCAGGCCAATGCAGCCAAGGCTTCGTATCAGGCTGAACAAAGGTCACAGGTTCTCGAACAGCAGCTTCAGCACGCGAACCAAGCTGCTGAGACAACTTCTAAGAACGCTTCGGTTAACGAGATGATGAGGCAGCACGGAGTTCCTGAAGCGCAACGAGCATTGCTCCAAGGGTATTCAGACCCCGCTCTGCTGGTAGAGGCGGCAAGGGTTCTCGGCGAAGCTGAGAATTTACGAAAACAACAAACGGAAACCAGGCGAGCAGAAGTTCCTGCCGGTGGCGAATCTAATACATTCGACGGTGGCGTTGGGCGTGGTGGCACTGTGACTGACCAGCAATGGTTGAACACGGTGTACGCAGAGGGCAATTCTAACGATCATGCCCGTGCGAACAAGATCATGCGCTCAATGGGAATCAACCTTGGCTAGTTTCAAGGGAAAATAAAAAATGGCAACCGGAATTACTATCACGGATAGTCTGAGCGATTCCCTACCAACGGTGGTGAGTGCGGCTCGACAGGTTCGTGAGTATAAAGGTGTAATGACCCAGGTCGTTGACAAGCAAACGCTTGGAGCAGGCGTGGGTAACAACTGGCGAGAGATTGACCTTGCCAAGTTGACTGCACAAACAATCACAGAGACTACTGAGGAAGATAACCCACAGGAACTCTCTGACAGCGCAATCTCAGTAACTCCGAGTATTATTTCGGTTCACACGGTTGTAACAGACCGAACAGCCCGAAACATCTCGAAGAATGTTTTTGCGAAAGTTGGCTCACTTGGTCAACATGCAATTGAACGACAGAAAGACAAGGACGGCCTAACTGTCCTTGACGGCGCATCCACTTCTCTTTGTGGTGCGGGCACTACTCTTACTGCTGGTCACATTGCAGCCGCTGCTTATCGCATTCGCGGCAACACGAGTGAGCCTTGGGACGGGCCTGTTGCATTCGTGCTTCACTCCTTCCAGATGAAAGACCTGTTTGACCAACTCGTAGCGGGTGTCGGCACTTACGACATCTCCAGCGGCGTTACAGCCGACGTGTTCAAGAACTCGTTTAACCTTCCTATAGCAAACGCACAGGCACACGTTGATGACAACATCAGCATTGACAGTGCGGATGACGCTATAGGTGGAGTATTTGCATCTGGTGCAAACGGTGCGATTATTTTGGTTCAGGCTCGAATGCCTTGGGTCAAGACTATTCGTAACGAGAAACTTGGTGGCGGTGCTACTGAGGTTCTTCACAGGGACGAGTTTGCTTACGGAGAACGCTCTTCAGGCAACTGGCTCTACGAAATCAAATCGGACGCAACTGCTCCTACATCTTAGGACAGTAAATCATTAGTCCCAAACCCGCCTTATCGGTAAGGGGACGAGGTAATAAACATGGCTATTAATGCACAAGGAGAGCCGGGACGTATCCGACTTTTCTACGACTTTTATGGTGAAGATGCTGTCGCTAACACGGCTGAACTCCGATCACTTGGACCTTTCTGTGTCGGTGGTCAGGGTAATGCTGAAACAGACGCCGGTGTTCCAACCATTGCCGGGATTCTTTCCGGTGCTGGTCGAATCACCACGACTAACGAAGACAACCACACTACGATGGTTGGCACTCAGGCAGCATTTGATGTTGCCCTTAGTGGAACCCTTACTCTTGAAACTCGTGTTCAAATGGAAAACCTCGATACTAAAGAGGTATTCATTGGCTTTTCAGACATTGCGCCTGAAACGCTTTCAATCGAAACGGACATCCTTACGGGTGCTACTGCAACGATTACGAACACTGCTTCGGACTTTGTTGGTTTCTTCCTGTCAGCGGAACTTAGTGATGACGAAGATTGGCACGCTGTTTACAACGGGGGCACCGCCTCTGCTGTTACAGCTTCCACGTCATTAGACCTGGACGATGATGCTGTTGCCGGTGAGTGGCAAATCCTCAAACTTGAGATTGCCCCTAACGGTGACACTCGTTGGTACATTGACGGTGACTTGAAAAAGACCGTTGAAGGTGCTGCTTCTACCTCTGTCAACCTTGGCCTTTGTGTCGGTGTTGAAGCAAAGGGAGCGGCTATTGAGACTCTTGACGTAGATTACATTCTCGTCAAGGCAAACCGTGACTGGAACGCCTAGTAAACAAAGCCCTCGCCCTTCGGGGCGGGGGTAATGTTTAGGCTAGAGGAATTGAATGATTGAAGCGATTGTGGCCTCTGTTAGAAATGACGAGCCTGCGTTCCTGTTGCGCGAGTACGACGCAGACAAGCCTGGGCATGGTTCCTACCGATGGCAGGAACTAAGAGTTGTTAGAAACGATAGAATAGCAACGTATAAAGAGCCTCTGGGAAAGTCTGAATGGTTTGAAGGTTCTCGACCAATCAATATCATTGGGGGCGACCCGAACTCTGGTGCGGCTTATGAAACAGTAGGTAGTCTTCGTGATCTGGCAAATGAAATGCGCTTGAGAGGATTCTCTGAAGACGCGTATGATGTATCACCAACAGGGACACCTGAACAATGGGCAGAGGCATATCACGATGAACGTGTAAAACGTGCAGCCCGAGAAGGAAAGCAATAATGGCAGTCACAAAAGAACAACTGGCAACGATGGCAGATATGAGCAACGAGGCTCTTGAAGGAACTTCTGTTCACGAACTTGCGTTAGAAGCGCAGGATGTCATTGACGATACGGACGTGAAGGAAGGGCAGTTTGCCCACACTCCTACAGCTAACGACCCGTATGCAATGATTATCGAAGAGGCGTCATCGGCTGGGAAATCTGTTGTGTATGACATTCGTAACGGCGAAGCATCTATTGTTAACAACAACATGCTTGCCACACAGCTTGCTAAGACAGACCCGGACACCGGCAAGCGTGTTTTTACAACCCGTCGCTCCGATGCTCCTGAAGTTGTCTCAGGCGAATATCTCTGCCTGCTTCACGAGGAACACCCTGACCGTGAGTTTCACAAGAGGCTTGGTTTAGGCACATGTGACAAGTCCAACCTGCGTACATTGCTTGACGTGAGGACTCATGCCCAAAATCGTCATCAGCAGGAATGGAGCGCAATTTACGAGAATCGTGACCAGGAACGGGAAGAACAGGAACGTCGAATAAGGGAACTGACCCTATCGCAACTTGTTGTTCCTGCCGCAGCAGACGCTGCTGCACAAGTGCAGGCTGCTGAAGTTGCTGAAGTACCAGAAACTTCGTTTTCAGCATATTCTGGAACGTGTCCTGACTGTGAATGGACAAACGATGCGGCAAAGGCAACATCACGAAAAACGGCATACTACAGGCACAAGTCTAAAGTTCATACGGCATAGAGGTGCGTCATAGCAGTTCTGATAGCGCAAACCAGGGAAGAATTAGCCGCATCCATTGGGTACCAATATGGGGGCTATGAGTCGCATACTGCCACATCTTCTGGCTCGACTTCTACTTTTGTTGACTCCGAGTTGGACGCCACGGATGACTACGTTAACGGCTGGTACTGGCGCGGGACGTCGGGAACCAATGACGAGGCAATCAGGCTAATCAATGACTATGCTGGCTCTACTACCACGGGAACGCTGCGTGGTGATGTTCTGGCAGCTACCGTAGCTGACGGGGATACCTACGAACTCTGGCACAGGGACTTAGACCCTACGAGGGTTCACAATGCTATAAACCGTGCAATACGTGCGATCCCAAGAAGAGGTGCCCCGCCGCTTCGTGATATCAGCCTTCACTCTTCCAGTTCAATAAAGACGTTTTCAATTCCGTCAACAACTGTCGGAATCTCTACTATCCAGGTACGTGTCAACCACGAAGAAAAGGTTCTTCATAATGCGGACAGCCTTTGGGACGAGCAGGGCACTGTCGGCAGCGTCACGTCATCTTTGGAAAGCGAAGACCGCAGGGAAGGCGCAGCGTCGAACAAGCATGTTTTAGCGTCAGCCCTGGGCACAGGGGTTATCATCGCCTCTCAGGATATATCAAGCACTGACCTGTCTCGTTATACGCATGTTGAGTTCTGGATGAAGTCTACTGCTGGAACGTCGGCAGGGGCTTTGCAGTTGCTGTTAGACAATACGGCATCGTGTGCATCTCCTGTAGAAACGCTCAATGTTCCAGCCCTGACCGCAGATACGTGGACATTTGTGCGGGTGGCCTTGGCTAATCCTGAGTTAGATACTGCCATCATATCGGTAGGGCTGAAGCACACCACCGACATTGGTGCTGCCACCGTGTTTATTGATGGTGTGCGAGCAACAGAGGACAATACCGGCGACTGGCTGTCCGTTCACCGTAACGCATGGACTGTCGATAAGGACGCAAGGACTTTCAGCCTT